GCCAGCATCAAGGAGCGCAAGGAGGCTATCAAGACGCTGGCAGACCTCAAGCGCGAAGCCCAGACCGCCCTGAACCGATGGATTGTGCAAGTCCGCGATGCCGACAAGCCCTGTATTTCCTGCGGCAGACACCATCAGGGCCAGTGGCACGCTGGGCACTACATGAGCCGGGGCGCGGCACCGCAGCACGCGCTAAACCCGCTCAACGTGCACAAGCAATGCGCCCCGTGCAATACCTACCTGCACGGAAACCTGATTGCCTACCGGGTGCGGCTGGTTGAGTTGATCGGCCTGCAGGCCGTGGAAGAGCTGGAGGCGGATAACGCACCGCGAAAGATGACGCGGGAGTCCGTCATCGCCATCCGGGACACCTACAAAAAGAAACTCAAGGAGCTGAAAGCATGAGAGTCGGAACCCGCATCAAAGAGCTATGCGCCGCACTGGAAGGCATGGGCTCAGCAACCGCAGCAGAAATCCACCAGGCCGCGTTCCCTGATCTCGATGTGAACTCGGTTCGCACGTATTGCAGCCGGTCTGTGGGCCTGGGGTTCGCCACGGTGGACAGAAGCACCTATCCCATGCGGTTTTCCATTGCCGAGGGTTGGGCGAAGTTCAATGCCAAGAAGCCAGCGCCTGCAAAGCAACGGCCCGTCTATGCGAGGCCAGCCAATCCATTGTTCACCGCCTGGAGCGCCTCCGCATGAAGAGAGACAACCTCGACCTGAGCATTACCCCGCCTGACCTGCGCGAAGCCGAGGAGTTACTGATTCGTTACGGACTGTGGGCACAAGACCGCTACAAGAAGCGCCGTTGTGCCAGTGCAGAGGGGCAGTACAGGGCACCACCCACACCGGGCGAAGAGCCCATGCCCGTGCTGCTGGCCGACTTCGCCGCTATGGATGTGCAGCGGGCTTTGCAGGTTGTGCCAAGGCAGTACAGCCGCGTACTGGCAGCGGTGTATATCCCCAAGGCCGAGAGTGAGCTATCCGCACGCCTTCGCATGGGCATCAAGCGCAGGCTGTGGCATGACTCCAGAGTGCAAGGGCTAAGATTATTTTGGGGCCACTACTTGCGACGGGTTGATAAAAAATAGTTGGCAAAGGTGTTGACAGTGTAGAAACTACACTTCACAATACACCCCATGCACTCAATCCCGGGTGCGCAAAATAGGAGATCGACATGGCACAAGTAGCAATTCTGGTAGATGGTGAAATCACAGTCGGCGTGGTCGTGCAAGGCGCTGCGACAGAAGGTGAGACTGTAACGGTCGAGCTGCACGACGAAAACGGGATGCCAATCAAGGCCGCTGGTGTAGTCGTGGAAGTCTTGGAGGACTGATGACTTCAGCCGACCTGCGCGCCTGGCAGGCGCAGATGGGTTACACCTACGAGAAGGCGGCAGAGGCATTGGGGATCTCCAGATCGGGCTTTGCCAAGCTGCTGGCTGGGGGTCACGCCATCGACAAACGCACCGCTCTAGCTTGTGCTGCTATCGCGGCAGGAATTGAGCCATACAAAAAGACTTGCGCCGGTTGACAAAGTAGTGCATAATCGCGCCCAAATACGCGACACTGTGTCGTTCATCGCTTGCCCAACGGCAGGCGGTGGTGTCTCTAGAGCCTCGAAGCAGCAATGCTCCGGGGCTTTTCATTTCCGCCGTATGCCTGAGAGGTTTAAGGGTGATGCACTGAGGCAGGCCGGAAGCCTGCTGTAAGCAACAGGGACGTGTGGCGCGTGCAGCCGATACATGCTCCCGCCTGGGTTCGAATCCCAGCACGGCAACCACGTCGCTTGTACTCCATGTGAGTAGCAAGTATCCGAGCGCCTTCATCCGTCGGGATGCGGGCGCTCTGTCTTTTGGGGGTCGTATGTTTGGAATGCTCGAATCACTGGCAAAGCCGCAGTTGGTGTGGTGACAGTTCCCGTGGCAGCGGTGGCCGATGTGGTAACGCTGGGCGGCTCTTTGACCGACAAAGACAAGCCGTACACCGCTGAAGCCGTTTCCGATGTGCTGAAGAACCTCGAAAACGCAACCGACCCACGCAAGTAAGTTTCGCGGGCCGCTGCTCTCCCATGATCTGGCTCTGTCCAACTGGCAGCGCGCCCGCAACCCAAAACATGAACCCTGAAACCACACCAGAGCAAGACAAGCCCGAACCCTTCGCGCTTGATCTGAACGACGAAACCCCGCTGCCCGTCATTTGCGACCTGAGCGAAGACGGGACTTGTGAGGCGTGCCGGTAACGCCACCCGAGAACACCCAGAACCCGGATGGGCCAGCACACGGGCAAATGTGCTGGTGATTTCTGCGGCTGCACAGCCGTGACCGGGGGAGATGCGACACGGTACGCCCAGGCAATCGCTAAACACCGATGGGCGCATGAGCAATCAAGCATGACTACAGCAACACAAACCATTGACGCGCTCGGTGTAGATGCACTGTGTGACCGCCTATGCGCTGGCGAGTCGCAAACTGCCATTGCGCAAAGCCTTGGGGTTGGAGTTGCCACGCTGAGTCGGTGGATTGCAGCAGACCCGGAACGTTCCGCGCGCGTGCGTGAGGCCCGCATCGCAGCAGCCCGCACCTTCGATGAAATGGCAGAGGCTGAATTGCGTGCTGCTGTGGATACTTTCGGCTTGGCGAAGGCAAGGGAGCTTGCCAGTCACTACCGCTGGAAGGCGTCGAAGTCGAATCCTCGGGAGTACGGCGACAAGCTGGAAATCGACCAAAAGACCACGCTGACAGATTTGACGGAAGAACAGATAGATGCACGGCTTGCCCGACTCATTGACGCGAGCGGAAAAGCTGGAGCTTCTGGCGCTGCTTGAGGAAAAGAAGCGCCGCAAGGAAGGCAATCAACTCCAGGTGTATCACGCATACGCCAAGCAGGCTGAGTTTCACGCCAAAGGCGCAAAGTTCCGGGAGCGCTTGCTGATGGCGGGCAATCAGCTTGGCAAGACTTGGAGTGCTGGCTTTGAAACAGCCATGCACCTGACCGGGCGTTACCCGGACTGGTGGCAAGGCCGGGTGTTTGAGAAGGGCGTGATGGCCTGGGCGGCTGGCGTGACTGGTGAGGTGACGCGAGACACAACACAACGTGTCCTGCTGGGCCGCTTCAACGCCATTGGAACGGGCGCAATCCCCAGGGATGCAATCAAGTCCAAGACCATGAAGCGCGGCGTTGCTGATGCCGTGGACACGGTTGTTGTGACATTCGGCGGTGGTGGTGATATTCAGGCGGGTGAAAGCCTGATCGGGTTCAAGAGCTACGACCAAGGCCGGGAAAAGTTCCAGGGCGAAACGCTGGACATTGTTTGGCTGGACGAAGAACCAGACGAAGACATATACACGGAAGCGCTTACCAGAACCAATGCCACAGGCGGCATGGTTTACATGACCTTCACACCGCTCAAGGGTATGACAGGCACGGTCAAACGGTTCCTGATCGACAAACCCGAAGGCTCAAGCGTTACGACGATGACGATTGAGGATGCAGAGCACTACACGCCTGAGCAAAGAGCGGCAATCATTGCAAGCTACCCAGCTCACGAACGTGAGGCGCGGACAAAGGGCATTCCAACACTTGGAAGCGGGCGCATATTCCCCGTCGCTGACGAAGCAATCAGCATCGCGCCATTTGAGATTCCGCACCACTGGCCGCAAATCTGCGGCATTGATTTTGGATGGGATCACCCAAGCGCTGCAACCCGCCTTGCCTGGGATCGTGACAACGATGTGATTTATGTCACCTCGGCACATCGGCAGAAAGAGCAAACCCCATTGCTGTTTGCTGCGACTGTGAAACCTTGGGGTGAATGGCTGCCATGGGCGTGGCCGCATGACGGATTGCAGCACGACAAAGGCTCAGGCGAGGCGTTGGCAGAGCAGTACAAGAAGCACGGCCTTGCAATGCTGGAGGACAAGGCTACTCACCCGCCCAAGGATGGCGAAGAAGAGGGCACTGGTGGTAACGGCGTTGAGGCTGGTTTGGTGGACATGCTCGACCGGATGCAGACGGGCCGCTGGAAGGTGTTCAGCAACCTCACGGACTGGTTTGAAGAGTTCCGCATGTACCACCGCAAGGACGGCAAGGTGGTGAAGCTGGATGACGACTTGATTTCATCCTCTCGCTACGCCTACATGATGCGGCGGTTTGCGATCACCAAGCCAGCGAAATCCACCCCCATTGTTTACAAGCGAAAGATGCTCGCATGAACGAGACAAAGACCTACCCCGATGGATCGCAGCGTGTCGGCTGCCCGCCATTCCCTGAACTCTCCCCCATGGAAGAAGCCCAGGGCAAGAAACCCACTGAACCCGAACCAGCAAAGCGCGGGCGCAAACCCCAACCCAAGGACGAATGATGGCAAAGATGACCGACGACGCGCTGCTGAAACACCTGCAATCCAATGAGGATGACGCTGCGCAGTATGTCGGCCAAGTGGGTGAGCAGCGGCTTGCCTCGATGCGCGAGTATTACCGTGAGCCATACCCCGGCGATGCTGAGTTGGACGGCTGGTCGCAGATCGTCACGTCCGAGGTGCAGGACACGGTGGAGTGGATATTGCCCGAACTGCTCGACGTGTTCACATCGTCCGATCAAGCGGTGTCGTTTGAGCCTGTCACGCAAGAAGATGTGAAGGGTGCAGCCCAGGCCACGGATGCGTGCAACTACGTGTTCTACAAGCAGAACAACGGGTTTCTCACGCTGTACACGGCATTCAAAGACGCGCTGATTTCGCAGAACTGCGCTGTGATGTGGCGCACCGTGTCTGAGACTGTCCGCGATGTGCAGGAAGTGCAGGGTGCTCCTGCTGAAGTCCTGGCGATGCTGGAAGAGCAGGGATACGAGATTGAGGCCGCTTCTCCGGTCATGGGCGCTGTGGTTCCGCTGTTCAACGCCAAGGTAGCGAAGAAGGTGGAAAAGAAGAAGGTGAACGTCGAGGCGTTCCCTCCTGAACAACTCATTATCAAGCGTGGATGGACTTCTCCGCTGTTGCACGACTGCCCCTATGTGGCGCGTGTGATGCCTGTCACGCTGTCCGAACTCAAGCAGATGGGGTTCAAGGTAGATGCAAGTGATCTGCGCGCATCTCAGGACGTATTCAGCGAAAGCAACACCGAGGAATACCGCCTGACCCGCACGGATGGCAGCTACACCCACGAAGACGACAACGTCGATTCCGAGGATGACAGCCTTGCTACTGGCTATCTGCGCATTGAATATGTGCTGGTGGACTATGACGGCGACGGCATTGCAGAACGCCGCCTGATCCACCGTCTGGAAGGTCGCATTCTCTCCAATGAGGAAACAGACCACGTACAGATCGCCACCACTAGCCCGGTGCTGAATCCACACCGCTGGGACGGCATGAGCATTGCTGAGGCAGTGGCTGATATTCAGCGGCTCAAGACCGACCTGACCCGCAGCTTGGTCAACGCGGCGAACCTGGCGGTGAACCCGCGCAAGACGGTGCTGACAGATACCAACGGCAATCCGCTGGTGAACGTGGACGACCTGCTCGACTTCCGCATTGGCGGGATCGTGCGGCAGTCGCGTTCGGATGCGCTGGGGATGGAGCCTATGCCGTTCAACGGCCAGGCCATGCTGCCGGTCTTGTCCTACGTTGACGAGATGGCTGAGAAGCGCACAGGCGTATCCAAGCAGCAGCAGGGCCTGGACGCCAACGCACTGCGCACGGATCGCACTGCGGCAGAGGTCATGATGACCGCCAATGCGGCGAAACAGCGTGTGAAGCTGATCGCCCGCATCTTTGCCGAGACGCTGGTGAAACCGGTCTTCCAAGGCATCCTCAAGCTGTTGACGGCCGGGGAAATGGAGCCGCTGGCCTTCCGCTTGCGTGGCGAGTTTGTACGGTACGACCCCAACGAGTGGCGCGACCAGTACGACATGACCACGAACGTCGGTCTTGGTACGGGTGACAAGCAGCAGCAGATTGCGTTCTTCCAGAACCTGATGCAGATGCAGATGGGCCTGGCTCAGTCGCCGTTTGGGCAGTTGCTGATCGACCCGCAGAAGATCTACAACACCGTAGCGAAGATGGTGGAGCTGGGCGGGCAGAAGAACGTGGGGGACTTCATTGGCGACCCGCAAGGCCGACCACTGCAACCCCCAGGCCCACCGCCTCAACTGGCGATTGAACAGGCCAAGATGCAGCAGCAAGGCCAGCTCAAGCAGATGGACTTGCAATACAAGGCCCAGGCCGATGACTTGCAGCGCCGCCAACAGGCAGAGCTTGAACTGATCCGGCAGCAGGCCCAGCAGCAGACCGACGCCAACCGCCAAGCGATGGAAGCGCAAATGCACCGCATGAAGCTGGAGCAAGAAGCGCAGCTAGACGCATTGCGGGCGCAGTACGAAGACCAGCGCCATGTGCGTGAGATGGAGTTCCAGCGATGGAAGGCCGAACTCGACGCATCGGTGAAGGTCACGACTGCCAACATGGCGCGGCAGATGCCGATGAACGACCCAGCCACGATAGCGGCTGAGGGTGAGATTAGCCGGGAGGTGCAGCCGTGATTCAGTTAGCAGCACCAGAAGAGCATCGTCTGTTCAAGGACTTCGCCAAGGCATGCAAACCATCACTCAATGAGGCATGGAGCGCGGCAAAGGATGTGGGCTGGTATCCAGAGTTTAGAACCGCAAAACAGTGGTTCGACTGGTGCTGGCAACAAGCAGAAGCTGAGCAAATCCACAAGGCATTCGCACTATGACAGACGCAGAAATCGCCCGCATGGGTGAATACGCCCGCCAAGCGCTGGACAACCCGGCACTGAGCGAAGCCCTCAAGCGCTTGCATGAACTGGCCTTGGAGCAATTCAAGCGCACAGACATTCGGGACGCTGAGGGTTTGAAGCTGGCCCGCCAATTCGCCGCCGTGACAGACGACTTTGAAACCATCCTCAAACGCATGGTGGAAGGCGGCAGGCTGGCGCAACTCAACCTGGACAAGCATCGGGACGAAGGCGCAGCCCGCCGGGTTGTGCGCAAGGTTTTACGGTAGTCACCTACCTTTTTGGGCCTCCGCAGTGATGCGTGCCCGTAACCCTCTCTGGTGACATGAGAGTGGGTTCAGACCATAGGAGCATCCAATGGACGGACAAGCCGAATTGGCCCCGATTTCCACTGATGAACTGGCTCAGTTCTTGATCGACAACCCCGAATCTGATGGGGCCGATGAAACCGAGGACACCAACGAGCCAACCGACGCAGCCCCCTCCAACGAGGACACGGAAGCGCCGGAAACCGAAGACGACAGCCCGGATGATCCCGATGATGAATCGGAAGAGAAGCCCGATCCGACAAGCGGTCGCAAATTCAAAGTCACCGTCAAGGGCGAAGACGGCGCAGACCTCGAAACAGAGGTTGACGAAAAAGAACTCGTAGCAGGCTACCAACGTCAGGCGGACTACACCCGCAAGACGCAAGAGCTTGCGCGGCGAGAAGAGCAGGCGACAGAGATTGTCCGGGCCAAGGTGACCGAGGCTCAGACGCACTTTGTCCAACGAGCGCAAATGGCACAAGCGGTTGTGGCTCGGCTCGCCGGATTGCGGACTCCCGAGGAAATGCTGGAACTGTCCCGCGTTGACCCTGCAGGTTATGTGGCCGAGCAGGCCCGCCAGCAGCAGGTGCACAGCGTGATTGCCGGGTTGGAAAACCAATGGCAGCAGGAGCAGTTCCGCCTGCAGCAAGAGCAGCAACAAGCCCTGCAACAGAGCTTTGCACGCTGCTGGGGTGTGCTGGGGCAGAAGGGCATCGACAAGCCCAAGCTGCAACACATCTTCGACACGGTCTCCAAGGACTACGGCATTTCACAGGATCGCTTTGCGATGCTGAACGATCCCGCTGTGGTGATGGTGATGCGTGACGCTGTGGCTTATCGGGAGCTGCAAAAAAAGACAACTGAGGTCAAGAAGAAGGCCGAGAGCGCACCTCGCCTGCCTCAGAAGCAATCCGTGCCCCGCAACGAGCCGACAGAAAAACGGCGCGTAGAGCGGCTTCGCAGTGGTCGTGGGTCGCGTGACGACTTGGCCGCTTTCATCGCACAACACAATCTGTAAGGAGGTCTGCAAATGGCAGTCCCAACCAATACCTATACCCGCTACACGGCGGCCACCAACGTTCGCGAAGACCTGGCCGACTTCATCGCCCGCAAAGACCCTGAGAAGACCCCGATCATCTCCAGCGCTGGCCGTGGCAAGGCCATGCAGACGCTGCACGAATGGAGCCGCGACGCTCTGCGCGCCCCCAATGCGGACAACGCCGCGGTTGACGGCGATGACGCCACCGCATCGGCCAAGACCCCGCCCAACCGCATTGGCAACTATTGCCAAATCTTCACCGACACGGTGCAGGTTTCGGGCCGCGCCGAGAAGGTGGACAAGGCTGGCATGAAGTCCGTCCTGGCCTACCAAAAGGCCAAGATGTACAAGGAGCTGATGCGCGACATGGAGAAGGCCACTGTGTCTTCGAACGTGGCTGTGCTGGGTTCCGGCGCTGCTCCCGCCAAGATGGCTGGCCTGGGTGTGCTGCTGTACACCAACGCCAACCACGGTGTGGGCGGCTCCACTGTGGCGCACACCTCTGGCTTGGCGACCACTGCCCCCACTGCAGGCACTGCTCGCGCTCTGACCGATGCCATCTACAAGAGCACCTTGCAGACCACGTACACCAACTCCGGGGACGTTCCCAACGCTGTGTACTTCTCGCCTGCTCACAAGGTGGTTGCTTCGGGCTTCACTGGCATTGCCGGTATCCGCGCCGAGGTGAAGGGCCAGAACCAGGCAACCATCGTTGGCGCGGCTGATGTGTACGTGTCCGACTTCGGCGCTCTGACCCATGTGCCTCACTACATGATGGCCGGTGGTACGAACGTGTACGGCCTTGACCTGTCCGAAATCAAGGTCGCGTACCTGCGCCCCTTCCAGTCCACGCCCCTGGCAAAGACTGGCGACAGCATGAAGGAGCAGCTGCTGGTTGACGCCACGTTGGTGGTGGAAGCCGAGAAGGCATGCTTCAAGATCAGCGATCTCAGCGGGGGCTGATCGACTGCTGACTGAGAACCAAGAGGGCCCTTCGGGGCCCTTTTTCATTTGGGGGCCACATGGACTTCGGACGTTTTTCTATCGATGAGGGCGTTGACCCCCACACGGGTGTGCGCACTCAGATCCATTTCGAGAATGAGCAGGTCGTCATCAAGAAGACCTACGACGCAGAACCCTACCTGCAGCGTGTCGCAGAGATGCGCGCCCGCAATGAAGGCAAGCGCTGGGGCGATGGCAAAGAGGTTGGTGTTTTGCCTCCGTGGGTACACCACGAAATCAACATGATCCGCGACGACAAAGAGCGCGAGAAGGCCATGAAAGCCTTTTTCCGTGCCAACCCCGCTTTCCTGGCGTATGACGCCTTCATCAAATGAACTGGGGCGAAATCAAAGCAGCGGTGGTCGCCATGAGCCACCGCACAGACCTGGGCCCATTGTTCCCTGTCTTCCTCAAACTGGCTGAGCAGCGGATTTACTTCGGTGAGATGAACTCCCCTAAGGTGCGATGCGCTGCTATGCGCCAATCAGCCACATTGGCAGACGGCACCCAGCCGGTCGGGTATCTGGAAGCCATCAAGATCACACCCAGCGGCAAGCCTGAATGGCCGCTGACATATCGCCCGCTGGAGCAGATGCCAGACGCATCGGCCTCCTTTACCTGGGATGGCCAAACCTTGGTGCTGTCCACCGATCAAGCCTTCCCGGTTGACCTCACATACTACGGCAAGCTGCCCAGCCCGGTAGCGGATACCGACGAGAACTGGATCATGGCCCACGCGCCAAACATCTACGTTTCCTCTCTCTTGGTAGAGGTGGGCCGCCGCAATCTCGATGACGCATTTGCAGCGCGTGAGGCCGCCAATTACGCATCGTCAGTCAACGCACTGACCAGCTACGACAAGGCCGCATCCATCAGTGGGTCGCGGCTCGTTATGAAAGGTCGCAAATGACCGTAGAAACCGCGCTCTACCCCACCCAACTGAACACCGCGCTGCCGACGTCTTCGGACTTTGTGTCCGAGGGCGATGACCACCTGCGCTTGCTCAAGACGGTGGTGAAGACCACATTTCCAAACCTGGGCGGTGCGTGGAATGCTACGCAGACCGAGGCCAATTACATCGTAGGCGTAACAAGCCCCATCCAGGCGCAGCTTGACACCAAGGGCGCGATTGCAGGCCAAACGTGGACTGGTGCCCATGTGTTCAGCGGTTCGGCTGCTGTCCCCACCCTGGCACAAGGCACCAACACCACAGGCGCGGCTTCTACGGCATTTGTGCAGGCTGAGTGGGCTACGCGCCTGCCAAACTACACCACCCCCATCACCGCAAGCAGCACAGAATTGAATCGTTTGGTTGGCGTGACGTCTGGTGTGCAGAGCCAGATCAACGCCAAGGGTGAGATTGCGGGGCAAATTTGGACGGGCACACACTCATTCCCCAACACCACCACAGTCGGCCCGCTGACGCCCGCGATTCAGGGCTACTTGTCCACAGCCACCAGCGATGTGCAGGCGCAGATCAATAGCAAGGCTGCAAAGGCTGGAGGCACCTACACAGGGGCGCACAACTTCGCTGGCGCGGCAGTCACAGTAGCCACCCTTGCGCCTGGGGCAACGGGCCAGGGTGCAGCCAGTGTGGATTTCGTGAATTCTGCGGCTTTCGCTGCGGCCTTGCCTGGGCAGACTGGGAGTGCTGGAAAGTTCGTCGCAACAGACGGCACGAACGCAGCGTGGGCTTTCCCATTCTTGCCCGAAGTGAACGTCTCTGGAACAGCGGTATCGGCATATTCTGGTGCGTTCTACCGTCTGAGCAACGTTGCCTCCACCACTGTCACTCTTCCAGCCGCACCGGCTGATGGATCGTGCGTGGCAGTTTTTGCAGCCAACAGGTTGACTACCAATGTCATTGCTAGGAATGGAAACAACCTGTGCGGCTTGGCTGAGGATATGACGATTGATAACCCTTACCTACCAGTACAACTCAAGTTCCGCGCTGGACTTGGATGGGATTTGATCTTATGAGTAACTTCACACAATTCATCGGCGGTGGTTCAGTCAAGCTGTGGAGCAGTGGCGAAACTGTTTTGCAATGGGACTACCGTCGCAGCCCGCTGGATGGCGAGGTCTACCAGCGCAAGACTGCAACAGGCAGCGGCACCACCAACCCTGCCGACGATGTGACCAACTATGTGGCGGTGACCTACCCACGCGCTACATCGAGGCCCGCCACATCAACGCGAGAAGTGGCTGCAGATTCCGGCGGCATCATCGCATCCGTTTACGTCACAGTTGCCGCGATCAGCGCGGGTGTGCGCACGAAGATACTTGCCGCCACAGGACGCGGGAGTTGCAGCTTTCTCGCGTGGCAGGCGAATATGTCTAGCGCAAGTGGGCGTATCGAAATCGTTGTTGACGGACGAACCATCTATGACGCAACGCAAACCATGGGCACCGCCACTACTCATCGGTGGTGTCAAATTCCTGTGGGGTCGCTCATCAACGCGGGCGCTGCTACCTTCAATTTTCTTGCTATTCCTGACGGCGCACCATTGATCTTCCGGCGCACATTTGACGTTTGGTTTACTCCAAGCGCAACCACATCGGCAGGAAATCAGCTTTGGCACGAAGTGCGAGGTGAAACATGATCATCGAATACTCTGAAGGCTCGTCTGAATCTCTTGCGGCGTCCGTCTCGGCGCCGCGTCATATCAGCATAGGTGCATTCTTCGACCGCTTTGGCCCCTTGAAATGGGCCATCCTGGCCGACCAATCGCCAGCCGTGCAAGCGGTGGTGCGTGACGCCAGCGTGCGCAAGTTCATCGACTTGGACAATCCGGAACTGCCCACGGGCCTGCAGATCCTCGTGGCGGCAGGCCACACCATTGACCCCGCCGCAATCATCGGCGCACCAGTGCAGGACACGGAACGCCTCACGAGCTGAACGCCATGCCAGATCGCATCCTTAATCTGCTGGTAGCCCTGGAT